ATTCCATGGCTCGGTTGGTGGGTTCCGCCATATCTGGCGAATCATCCTCTGGGTCAGGTTGGTCTGGTGAGTCTGCTGCTGATCCCGGCGTGATGGCTGGATTTTCGTATTCATCGCCGCCTTCGTATGGGTTCAAATCAAAGAGTTCACGCACTTCGTTAGGTGACAAGACTCTTGCAGCAATACCCTGCGAGCCGAACGCCATGGTGACAGACTTTTCGGTGCGTAATAGTGCGCCATCATTGAACTTAAAATAATAGCCTCGATTGCGTTCACTTTCGGTCAATAGCTTAAGTTCAGATTCTTCTTCCCATGCAGTCGTCCATGGAGCCAAGCAATTCTGCCGGTAAGCCAAATTGCGTTGTTCGAGACTAGCAAACGAGGCGTTAGACGAATCGCCCAAGATGCCTTCAAGCAGAAACAGTAACGCAGCATCTTCACGTTGGAATCTACGTTGCTCGATGAATTGAGCGTCAGCATTATTCATCGCTAAAATATTAGCCTTGATGCCTTCACGCAGCATGCCGATTTTTCCGGCATTATCCGAGCCCTCGTGCGAGTCACGGAAAGATTTTAGGAACTCTTTAGCATCGCCTTCGTTGCGAAACGCACCCATCGGAGCTTCAAGCATTAATCCACCGGCATAACCTTTTTTCTGCTGGTTAGCGATGTGCTGTTGCAGGTCCAGTCCAATACCCCATGATTGCGAGGCAACCTCGATTAGGCTCTTGCCCTCAATTCCATCGAAGCCTAAGCCGGGAACATGCCAAACTTCATTGTCACGGAAGATCAATGTCTTTTCTGGGTTCTTGCCCATGTCCTCATATAGGCTCAGACGACTATCTCGGTCAATGACAGTCATGGTCAGCTTTTCGCCTTCGTACAATTCGGTCGTTGTGCGATCAGGCATCAGTGGAATCAACTCTACCGGAACGCCATTTTCACGCCGGATATATGAGCGAGCATTACCCCATAGCAGAGCATGACACATCATCTGCCGTTTCCACTGGGCAGGCGTCTGCATGGAGTTTGGTCGCCAACGCATAAGCTTGTATGCTGGGTGGCGATCTTGGATCGTCTTTTCACGACCGACCACACGATGCACGTTCAGCGGCATAATCATAAACGCACCAGTAATCTTACTGACGCAATGCCATACCGGAGGATAAGTTAGGGCTCGATCAGCAGTAACACGCTCGCTCTGTGTACCAGCCAGTGCAGATCTCAGCCATTTGACTAACGAATTGATGCCACCACCTGCTGCCATGCCATGAATCCTAAATTAAAAATAGACTGCCACTAGCTTTAGGGGCTGCGAGCGTTGCTAATCGAAATGCCATCGTTGCTGCAACTATGGGGTCAATCTTATCGTTTGAATCCCGCTTGTCGTACATCCACAGGTCTTGTCTGTTCCGTATGATTTTCGCATTATTTGCACACCAACGCAAAAGCGGATTGCCATCATGCAATAATCGCTTTTCTTTAATGCAAAGCATAATGTCATGAATTGGTTCATTGAAGTTGGCACAATTCTGAGCCATTCGAGCCGCAGTCAATCCCTCTTGTGCTAACTCATCACCAAGTTGCTGAGCGTTATAGGGGTCATAGGCTACAGTGCTGACCCCATAAGTGCGGCAATCTTCCAGCAATGAATCCCGCAATTCAGGAATCACAAACTGCCGTTTGCGGATCAGGTCGTTGTAAACCCATGAATTGAATGGCTCTGCTCGCAGGTCACGATTCGTATCCGCAGCAATATAGGCTCGGACCTTGATCTCGTATCGCCAAACAGGCATGCCGTCTTTGTCTGGCAACGGAAAGCGAGCACATAAGGCATAAGCGGCCAAGTCATCACGCCCACCTAAGTCAACTGCGGCAGTGACAACATCAGCGGTCGACCAGTCTGCATATTCGCCTCGGCAAGAATCCCATTCGTGCATTAGGAAAGCTTGTTCAATACTGGTAACCTTGCGATTGGCGTGATACCTATTAAACCGGTTCAGTGCGACACTGCTGGCCTTGGCCTCAGTCGCTTGCTGCCGGAGGTAATCCATCGAAACCGATACGCCAAGATTAGGATTGGCCTTGATCCAGTTACGCTCGTCGAGTGCATCGTCATGTTCATCTAGTTCAGCTACATAGGCAAAAAACCGTTCGTCACTAACTACGCCATTGGTGATCTTCGAGGCATATTCGTAAACCTCGTTCCATAAGTACGATTTATCATCGCCTGCGGTTGTAATCATCGAGATTAAGGGTTGGTCACGAAAGCCTGAGCCGGTGACCATGGTGTCATAAAATTGCCGATGGTGCTCACGCCATGCGTGCAATTCGTCCATAACAACGCAGTGTGGGTTCAATCCGTCATACGGCTTATCCGAGCCTGTGGTCATAATTAGACCATCGTTCTCTCGGAATCTGACCTCACGCCGGACAGACCGAGCACGCTTTTCGAGGGTCGCTGATTTCCGCAGCATGCGTTCAATTTCCGCAAAGACTACACGGTCAACTTGATCTCGCTTTGTGGCCGACAATACCACCTGGGCTACAGGCTCTGGTTTGCCTCGTAGTGGGTTAATATCGAAGCCAGCCATATAAATTGACTCACCAGCAGCCCAGCTAGACTTGCCATTCTTGCGTGCTACGCTGCGATAGGTGCGGCGGAAACGGCGAGTGCGATCAGAGTCACAGAGCCAGCCAAATATCGAACCAGTGCAAAATACTTGCCATGGCTCAAGTTCAAACGGCATACCGGCATACCGGCCAATCGAGTGCCTAATAATCATCGGATAAAAGCGTACAGCTTTGGCCGCCACAGCTTCATCAAAATGATATGGGAACTCAGAGGTAGACTGCTTAGCCAAGTCATCCATATGCCGCTTGCAAGCAGCCTTGACCAGTTCGCAGGCTAATATGCGTCCTTCGAGAACGTCATCAATATAGCCGTAGAATGTGGAGTGGAAGTTATCAGTAATCATGACTGTAGCCACTCATCTGCTGCGTCTTGCACTTCGACCGTATCTTGCTTGAGTCTACGTCGGTCGCTGGGATTAAGGCCAAATACTGCGGACAATTTATGAATCCGGTCAACCACGTTGATGTACTGTCTGTTCAGCTTGGAATCCGTAGGATCAACCGATACGATTTCCCATAGCTGAGCCTTGAGGTGCAATAGCTCCACAAGTATTTTGATTTCATGAACGTCAACATTTCGCAGCGACGGCTGATGTAATTGCGGAAGTAACGCATCCCAAATACGGCTCAACGCTTCCGGTAATTCCGGCTTGACCGGTCCACCGTCGAGTCTTGTGGGGTCAACAGACTCTGTGAATCTGTCACCTCCACTTCGCCCTGCTGTACCTACCATGTTTCGCTCCAGGTATCTTTGATCGCAAAAACGTCATGCTTCCAAAATCGAACTAAGTAGCCTCGATCATTGAAGAAGTTAAATAGCCAATCAACAGATTCACGCCGATAGTTATGCTCTACAGTCCAGCAATTGACTTTGTATTTATTCATGTCGAACGTGCTCAGGATCTCATCTTCAGCACCTTCAACATCGATCGAGATATAGTCAATTTCGGTCGGTGCATAAGCCATGTCGCAAATATCGGTTAGGCTTTTAGTCTCTAGCACCGAGGTAGCCGAGTGTGACACGATCCCAGAAAGCATGGCGTCAGCATGCCGATTGAAGTTGATTAGTACATTGGAGTGCGACCAACACGCATACGGATATGTCAAACACAATCGGTTCTCAGCTAGCTTTTGAAAGGCGTCGCTGTTAGCCTCGACGCAGATACCAGTCCAGTCGTATTGCTTTTCTAGTGCATAGCTGTTGCTAAGTGCCACGCCATCATACGCACCAATGTCTACAAAAAAGCCATTCCGCTTGCCACGCAAAGCGTTGATGACCCAAGCATCTTGACCGATTTGTGATTTATACATTGTGGCGTCGTTCGTGACAGGCGGTGCATAATTGCACAAGGTTTGTTCGCTCATATTTAAGTTGCGGTGCGTCCGCTATCTTTATAATGTGATGGACTTCAGTTGCCGGTGTCACCATGTCGTTTTCTAAGCAATCATGGCAAAGCGGGTTATTCTTGCGAATGGACTCGCTGAGTCTTTTCCACCGGCTGTCATAGCCTCGTTCAGCAGTGGTCTTTTTATGCTGCGGAATCGGTGAGCATTTGAGGCACCGTTCTTTAACAATTTGACCACACCTACAGAGTTTCATCAGTCTGCCGTTGGAGCATAAGTGACAAACAAATCGCCCTGAACCAGTACGCTATCGTCATTGGTTTTCCGCAGTGCCCACTTGCAGGCTCTGGCCGCATTGGTGACTGCTGCCGGAACAGCAAAGGCAAAGCTTCCATTGCTATGCGTGATGCTGCCATCGGCCACGACTACAACATCAGTAGACGGTCGAAGCTCAATAATTAGTTCAAGCGTCAAGTTTGTTAAGTCAACAGCAACGCCATCCTCGTCAGTCACGGCCACAGTTACCGATGCAGTCTCGCCAGTAAACAGATTGATTGTCGTGCCGGCCACTCGATCCACGACAGTGGCTTGGAGTGGCAAGACAGTTAGTTCAATGGCGTCTGCAATGTCTTGGATCGCATGAACGTGCTGCGAGGCAGCAATGATAAACTCATCCCCAGGGGAGGGGATCGCAGTCAAAGCCTCCTCCAGCACAATTACTCCGTTCGTGCTGGTGTAGCTCAAGATTGGGCTATTTTCACCAGCCAGCGGTCCACTGACAAACAGTAATACTGAATGTGCATAAGCACTGGTTGTAGCTACGACATTTGTGCGGAAAGTGGTAGTAGACAATGTGCCACCAGCCACTACCGCACCATCAATCGTGTAATTGGCTTTCCGCAGCGTATCCAATAGCTTGCCGAACGTGCCAGCAGTTGTATGGCCTGAATATGCTTCATCCCAAACAGCGTCAGCAATTGAGC